GAATGTTATCTGTAATTACAGCATATTTTTCTAAATCATCATTTTCTGCACAAATATTTAAAATAGTTTCAATTACTTCCATTAACCAATTCCAATCTGTATCAAAATGTAATATTTCAATTCTATTATGATATGGTTTATTTAAAGTTTCTTTTGTAAACCATTGATTAAACCACTTTTCATTTGGATTTGTTTGTAATTCAAATCCCATAAATTCTGCAATAAGTTTATTATTTTCTATGTTATTCATTTTTATTTTTTTGTTTTTGGTGGTGGAATATGTCCTGATTCAAATGATAATGAATCAGATTTCCATTTTTTAATATCAAAATTTTTTAAAAAATTCTTTCTATCTATATCTTTTTGTGTTTCCCGTTTTTGTTTATAATTATTTTCACTAGTCATAGAAGTTAAATGGTATCCTTTACAATGAATACAAAAATAACTTCTAGACTGTGAAATTTTGTCTTTAGTCTTTTTATTATTTCTAAATAATTTGTTATTTTGATTTTTAATTAACTTTAAGACTTCTATTGCATTATCTGCATTTTGCTTATCAACAAATATAACTTTCCCTGTGGATGAACATTTGTCTTTTTTCATTTTTATTTTATTTAAAATAATGTTCCTTGTACATAACCATGTTTATTAATTGAACTAATAGTTTCTATTTCTTTATATATTCTTTCTAAATAATAATCATAATTAATATCTAAATTGTTAATATCTAAATCTATTGTACTCATGTTATTACAAAGAGTTTGTCTCCATTTACCTGCTTCAGTTTGTATTTCTCTACCATCTGGATTGTATTTTATAATTTTATGACCAGTTTTTGATATGTAATACCTATTTAATTTTTGAAGCTTTGTGTCTTTAATTACACTTTCATTATTATCATTTTGAACTATTTCTGTAAGTTTAAAATTCCAATCACCTTTAGCTTTTACAGCCCCACAATAATCATAAATATTAGTGTTTTTACTAAGATAGTCTTCAGGTTTAACTCCATTTACATAAAATTCATATATAGCTTTTGGTATAACAAGAAAACTTTTGTTTTTATGAAGAGCTAGATTGTTAAATTCAAACAAACCTTTACATTTAGTTTTACCATTTTTATATACAGCTATATAATTATTTACGTCTTTTAAAATCATTTTAGAATATTCATCATGTTCTAGTTGTAAATTAGTCATTGATTCCCATTCTTTACAAACTTTTAAGTATAATTCTTTTTTACTTTCTGGAATAATCATTTCTAAACCATCTGTATTTTGCATTAAAGGTACAGCTTCTGGTATAGCTAAACATAACATTTCATAAAGTTTAGATAACCATAATTGTCCATTAACAGTAATACACATAGTAAAGAAACTATCATACAGAAAACTATTAGCATCATTACTTAAACCATAAGTTGAATTTAAAATAATCTTATACACATAATTTTTAGGATCAGACTTTGGAATTAACTTTCTTTCCTCAAAAAACCACTCATATTGTTCTAAGAATTCTTTGGCCGGCAAATGTGCAGGAGAAAATCCATTTTTAATAGCTAGGTTTGGATAATAACTAGTTACATCAGAAGTCATAATTGTATATCCTGGTTCTGCTTTATATACACCTGGATCTTTTGCACCATGTAAACCACCTAAACCATAATATGTATCAACACCTTTATAAGATAGTTTATAATCTAATGAACCTTTAGTTTCAACAATAACCTTACTATTAAAATAATCTAATACACTTTTAAATGTATCTGTTTCAAATTGTATTTGAGGAAGTATACAGTCTTTAATAACTATTTCATTTCTAAAAGTTCTTAATTCCCTAAGTTCTTTCTTATCTATGTTTAACTTTTTAGTTAAGAAATAAGAAAATAATTCTTTAGAAATTCTAGGTTCTGATGCACTATATAAATCTATGTCATATTCTTTAGTAAGATTTTGTCTAAGAGCTATTTGTTCTTTTGAAAGCTTCATTATTTCTTTAGTAGATTCAACATCATTTAGACAATATTCTATTATCATTACTATTTCTTCTAAAGTGGTAATTTCTGTATTATGATGTATAGGCATTTCTAATACATTCTTCCAATCCATACTATACTGAATCCATTTTAATGAACTTAGTTTTGCCATATTATCCCAATGGTTTAATTTAAACAAATCAATTTGTTTAATTTTCATTTTCCAGGATGGATAATCTGAAAATACTTTTTTGTTTTGATTATTGATTAATTTTTGAGCATAAGCATATATTAATTTTGCAATTTCATCACCTGTTAAATTTAAAAACTTTGCTTTATTATCAATAATGTAATGTGTAATTTGAGAATCAAAAGCTAATCCATTAAAAGATATATGCCATTCATTATTATTAATGTTATCATCTAAAAACATTAATAATGATTTTATATCATTCTTTAATGTATGTACTACAAATATTTTTGTTTCATCTGTTTTATAATGTATAAAACAAGCTACAAAACAATTAGACAGGGTCTCAAAATCCATAACCCAGTGGTTCTTTTCTACCATATTTTTAATATTCAGTTAAGCTGTTTCCCCTTCTATAATTTCAAGTTCTGATTCTTCTATAAGTTTAGTTATATCCAAATCATTTAATTCCGTGCAGTTTTTTATAAGTTCTATTAATTTATTTAAATCATTAATATTAATTGCAAATCTAGATAGTCTAAATGTTTCATATGGACTACAAGATTCATCTAAAAATATTTCATATAAGGAAACACCTTGTATACCATTTTCTTGGTTTTTATGAAAGTAAACATGTGTTATTGTATACTCTTTATCTTTTACTATCCATTTAGATTTAGGTATTACACTAGGTTTATTTTCATCATTTATACATATACATTTAACCATAATATTATTTTTTAAAATTTAGAAATAAAAAAAGATGTGTAAAATACACACCTTTTTTTAAATCATAAGTAAAAAATTGGTTATTTTTTTACTTTATCTACTAAATCTTTCCAATCAAAAGAATCTGCATTTATTGCAAAATTATTTATAAAATTATAAATATCTTCTTTTGATTCTAAATAATATTCATAGAAATTTTCCATAAGTTTTCTTTCTTGTGTTTCTGTAGCTCTACCGGCATCATCTAATTTTGGAATCAATCTATAAGATTGTTTCTTTTCTTTACCTACAATTGCTAATACTTTATTTTCTGGGTCAAATAAAACCTCATTAAAAGGGCAATCAGTGGTTGTAGGTAACATTTTAATTGTTGGTATAAATTCGGACCCAACTGTCCAACCGCTTTTATATAAAATCATTGATTTCATGTTCTATTTTTTTTACAAAGTAAATACATTATAGTAAAATTTCAAAATTTATTTCACTATCTTTTAAAGTTTCTTTATTTAAATCATATTTGTCACATAATTCTCCCACTTCTTTTAAAACATCCATATCAACATTTAATAAATTAGTATATAGATTTAAAAAGTCAGATGGGTTTAAATAACTATTAAAATGATCAAGTTCATTTTTATATAGTGTATAATATTTTTTAATTATGCTTTTGCTGTCTTTACTAAATTTAGAATATTTTCCATTTAAAAAGTTAGTATAATCTTCTCTGTAGTCTTCTAAAGAAAATATGTAAATTGTTTCTTTTAATTCTTTATTTTCAAATTTATCTACTAAATATCTTGATTTATCAATATATTTTTTTTCATATATAAAAAAATCTTCTAAATCATTATGTTTTATTTTACATACAATATTAACATCTTCAAGACTAACTATATTGTCTAAAACTAAATATGTTTCAATTTCAAAAGTTAATGCAAACTTAGGAAGCTCTAATAATGGAAATAAAAAGGCTTTTGATTTTTGAAAATATTTGCTGTATGCTTTAGTTATCATCTATATAATTACTTGTTTTGTACAAAATTTATAAGGTAAATAATACTTTTTATTTGTATAATGATAAACAGTAGGATCTAAAGCTTCTTCTTTAAATTTATCAAACCACAGTTTTAATGTTTCTTCTGATACTGGGAATGAATATGCTAATAAATTTTTATCAAGCACTATAAAATTAAACTTTAATTTATATCCTTGTTTTTCTATTAAATCACCATGTTTTAAAGATACTAATATACAATACATAACTGCTTGTAACCAGTAAGAATAATATTGTATACTTTCAGAAAAGTCTTTTAATTCTTTACTTGTTGTTTTTAAATCATTTATGCATATAGTTTTATTGTCATGGTTAATAACTAAGTTATCAAGAATTCCTTTTAAACCAAATGGATGATTAATTAATTTTTCTCTTATTTCTATCTCATTAAATACTTCAATGTTATCGAATTCGGTAACATTTAACCCCATTAATTCAGAAAATTCTGGTGTATTTTTAATAATATTTACTGCTTTTAAACAATAATCATATGTTTCTTGATCAATTATTGTTTTATTTAATGAGTTAACTAAGAATGTCCAATAATTAATAGTTTCTTTATTAATTATTTTTTCAATTCTTTGTACATCAGTTTTAAGAGATTGATGAAGATTCATATCTACTAATATATCTAATATAGCATTTTCAAAATCTTCTAATTTATTTCTTTGATCACCTGTATTTAATAATTCTTTGTAATGAATATATAGTCTATCAATAACTGTTTTAGTATTACCTGCCGGTAAGGTATCAGGTGATATTTCATATTGATCTTTAAAATCATGTTCATTTAATAATAGTAAATGTATAAGTTTACCATTAGTCAAGGCAGGTGATGTTTTTTCATCTTTTACTTTCATTACATACAGCTGATAAAATACTACGGGATTCCATAGTAATTTATTCATGCTGCTGTATGAAAAATAAAAATACTCACTGTAAAATTTATCTTCTGCACTTTGAATGCTTTCATTTAATTCTTCTATTGTCATTTATTATATTTTTCTATTAACAATGTTAACTTTATTTTAGGAAATACTCCTGTAACTTTTTCTAATTCTTTATCATCTTTATCTAAAATAACAAGTGTTGGTACACCTGTTATTTTATACTTGCTAAACATATCTGGATCAGCTGAATGATCATATGTAATATATTCTATATCATCATGTTCTTTCTTTATCATATCCATAATAGAATCTACTACTTTACATGGTTGACACCATGTTGCACTAAATTTAACTATTTTTAATCCCATATATTGTTTTCTTTTAAAAATTTTACAATTTTATCTACTGTATTTTTATCTGTACAAGTAGCTTCCAGGCTTTCTATAAACTGAATTAATTGACTATTTGTTAATTCTTTCATCTTGATTATTTTTAAATTCTAATAATATGTCATACATATCTTCTAAAGTAACATTTATTTTTTCTAAAACAACTCCTAATTTTTCAATATTAGTTATTAGTTTAGGTATATCTGATGTAATGAGTTTTTTACCCATCATTGTTTCATGTAATTCTGCCATAAGTTTTATTCTTTTAGTTTAAAATTTTCATTATAAAATTTATCACTAACTATATTTTTTATATGTGACAAAGCTATTGCATTTCCTACTAATTTATTATTTTCTTTTGTATAAGTCTGCATAACTTTAGGAAACCCATATGAACCTCCTTCAACTAATATATTTAGTACATTAGTAAAAAATTTTTCATTTTCTTTTATTTTATAATCTTCCATGTTAATCTATGTTAAGTGTTAACTTATTTACAACCATCCATTGACAATTTGTTTCATTAAATCCTGTTTCAGATAAAAACTGTTCTGGATTACTCCACATATTTTCATCATAGTTTTTAATGTATATTTCATTGTCTGAAAAATCTAAAATTATTATTTTTTTCATATTTATATTTTAAAGTTCTGCTTCAAATGAACAACTGCCAGTTTTTACAATACAATCTTTAATTTGTTTTCCTAAACCTAAATCAGCATAATCACGTAATTCATCTTTAGTAATTCCAATTTTTTCTATCATTTCATCATTATATCCATTATTTTCTTTAAAAAATTTATCAAGTGTTGCTATTTTATCACCTAATGTTTCTTCAATGTTTTTAATTTCTTTTTCTACATCTTCTAAATTATCTTCATCAAAATAATAAGTGATGTAGTTTGGTTCATCACCTATTACACCAAATCTGTCTGCTGCATCACTTGATTGTAATGCAAACCAAAATTTACCTTCTATGTCTCCGTTATAATATCTACCCATGTTTTTTAATTTTAATTGTTTTTATTTTTTCTTTCATTTTGTGTTTTAATATGGTGACATGAATTTTCACCATTAGCACATAATACTTGTAATCCTCCAGCTTCACAAAATAGTCTTTCAACAAATTCTGGAAGATCATTAGCACAGTTAAGTGCACCAGCAGGTATTATGTGATCAACTGCTATATCTTTATCTTTAAACCATTTTTTACAATAGTTACATTGAAATTCCCATTTTTGTCTTTTCAATGGTCCTACATATGTTCTTCTAGCATTCTGTTTACATTCTGTAACAGGTTTCCACCATCTAGATTTTTGTCTTAATGCTGATCTTATAAATGACCAGAATGCTGATTCAGTTAATGTACCAGAATTTCTAGTTTTAGGTGCAGCACCTTTTCTTGTTTTTACAACTTTTGATTTTTTAGCTTTTGCCATTTTCAAATGATTTATTTATTAGAGGAACAAAAGTATAAAATACTTTTTTAAAACCATAATCTTTTATACTATCACTTATATCTTTGCTTAAAGGTAATAAGAATATATTAAAATTATACAGTTCTTTATATTTCTTCATAGCTTTTATACCAGCTTCATCATTATCAAACATAACAGATATGTTTTTATATTTTTTCATTAACTCTGTTATAATTTCTTTAGAAATCATTGTGTTTTCACTGTCAGGAGCTATACAATCAAAATTTAATTTTAAACTTTTAATAGACATAACATCTTTTAAACTGCTGGTAATCAACAAGTTATGATGATTTTCTAATTGATCTAAACCTTGTATATAAGAATCCATTTTTAAAAATTTCTTATTACTTCTTGGTTGATATATTTTATATAAACTACCATCTTCCCTAAAATAACCATAACTGTATTCATTAGATATTGTAATACTTTCTAATACACCTTCATTATCTTTTTCTAATGTATAATTTTCTAAAGGTTTTACATTATACTTATTTAAGATGCTTGTACCAATATTATATCTTAACCAAAAATTAGCATCTAATTTATTCCAAGATCTAATTTTATAATTTCCTACTTTAAACTTAGGACATTCTTTAACTTCAAGTTGTTTGTATTCTTTATTGTTCTTTAAATAGTTTTTATAATCTTCTATAATTTTATTAGCTGCCGGTACATAAGAAAGTTTAAATAATTCCATTACCAAATTAATAGCACTACCAGATTTACCAGTGGAAAAATCTTTATATTTATATAATTTTTGAGTATTATCAAAATATATACACATACTAGGTGTTTTATCATTAGGATTAAACAAACTTTTTATTTTTTCAGTTTGGCCAATTAAAGAATTATTTAAATTACAATAATTTTCAAAAATCCATGTTACAGGTACTTCTTTATAATCAATAATTACATTTTTTGTAGTAAGCATATTAGTATTAGGTATAAAATAAAAAGGAGCAATTTAGCTCCTTTTTATTTATAAGTAAAATTTAAATATTAAAACATATCAAAATCACTACCATTTGATTGTGGTTCAAATGATTCTACTGATTCTGCTTGTTTTTTAACTTCTCCAACAATATGTTTGCTTTCATTAAATGTTAACACTGTATCTTCAGAATTAGAAATTGCATATTTTTTATTATCCATTTTTGGTAAGAAACAGTCATATGCTACATAACCTTCTTTATTTGTATATGCTTTACCACCAACACAGAAGTTTAAGTATGTATCATTACAAACTACTCTTTTTGCATTTTCTACAAATTCTTCAATAGTATCTGCATTAACTTCATCTAAAGCATCTATTGTATTTTGACAAATAGCAATAGTTTTTAAGAATTTTAAAATGTTATCATCTCTATCTACTTTATTACCGCTAGGTAATACTTTTGTTTCATATGCATATTGAGAACTTCTAATTCTTCCCACTTGACCTTGGTGTCTACCTTTTGATTGGTTTGTAGGATCAATAAAGAAACCTTCAAAATTTTCTATAGGTTCTGTTTCAACCATAAGAACTAAATAATAACTTTCTGGATTATAACCTGGTTTTAAAGCTAAGTCATAAATCTTACCTACTGTGTTTCCTGGAGTAATTGCTTTGTTTAATTTTGATTCTCCTGTTTTGATGTTTTTTGTGCTTAATGCCATTTTTTTAAATTTTTGTTGTTAATAATTAATTTTCGTAGTTTATTATTGCTTCTTTTACAAAGTTTAAATCATTTGGAATTGTTGGAGTTTCAAACATACCTTTAGGGGATTTGCATGTATTGTCTCCTGAATTCTGTGTTTCAAATATATATGTTATGTTACCGTCTTTATCTTTTTTTACTTTTGAAAATAATACTATGGTAAATAAACCTTCTAAAGTTAATTTATCATCTACTAATTTTCCAATTGTTTTTGCTTTAAATCTTTTTCTGTTTTCAATATCTACACCTTCTTCCATATGATTCATAAAGAAGATTAATAAATCATCTCTTAAAATCATAGGTAACTTAGATAACCTAGTTAATGTAGCCCCTATTTGTGTAAATTTTTCATATCCTTTTTCATCAGATCTTTCAAAAAATTCAAAAGATGAAATATATTGAAAGTCATCAATGATGATATTCTTTATTTCTGGTCTTTTTTCAGAAACATATTTTAAACATGCTTCTATACTTTTAGAATTAGCTGACTTAAACATATTACCTGTTGGATTATCTTTAGTCCATTCCACATAATTTTTTTTCCATCCTTTAAATGATAAAGGTTTTGATGCAACATTTATTACAAATGTTTCTTTTGGATTTAATAATTCAATACTAGTTGATTTACCTGAACCTGATTCTCCAACTATCAATACGCCTTGTGCCATTTTATATTTTATTTACTTGTTTAATTAAATTATTAAGCCATTTTTTATTAGAAACTGGCAATTTCCATTGTATAGCTGCATGATCCCTAATTGTTAATTTAGCCATCAATGCATCTGTTTCTTCTTGGTCGTCATAAGTTTCTTCAAAAACCAAAGGTTCTGAAATAACCGGTTGTTGCTTAACCTGCAAAGAATTTATAGTTTTGGTATTTGTTTGTAATAAACTATTTAAGTCTATTTTTTCAAAGTCTTGTAAAGGTACAAAATATCTGAAATATTCTCCAAAATTTCCTACTTCTTTTTTTCCAAAATATTCGTTAATACATTCTGGACTACCTCTAAATCTGTACAAACTTCTATTAGAATCTTTTGGTGTATAATCTTCATTAACTAATTCTATATAAAAATAAGGTTCAGATATTTCTTTTTTAAACAAAGAAATATGAGGTTCATCACTCCACATAAAACTTACTTTAGGATAAAACTGTGTTGCTTGTTCTATGTCAAGTAATTCAAAAGCTGGTTCATGATAATTAATAATATCATCTATTAATTTTTTTCTATCAATTGCTGTTAATTTTTTTGTTGTAATCATTTCTGTATTTTTTGTTGTTAATTTTGCCATTATGGTATCTTTTTAAATTGTATTTTATTTTTAATTGGTGTTACTGCTTCTTTAATTTCAAAATATTTCAAATCTTGTTCAAAGAATAACATACATTGTTCTCCAAACCTGTTCTTAATAAGATGAAATACTATCATACCATCTTCAACTTTAATTTTTTCAGGACCATATTCTGTAATTCCCATTAAATCTGGTCTATTGATTAGTACAACAGCATCAGCATTTTGCATTAAAGCATCTGCTGCAAATAAATCTGATGATGTAGGATAGTTACCAACTGTACCTGAAATTCTTCTAGTATGGTCTTCTATGGTTCTATTCATTTGTGATAAAACTATATACATACTGTCTGGTATTTTCTTCTTTAAATAAACCATTTCTGAAGATAGATTATATAATGTCTCCATTTGACTTGTTTCATCCATACCTTTCTTTACTAACACAGAATGATCTATTGTTATTATTATAGGTTTTTTTACATGTGCATAAAACTTTAAAACTTCTTTAGTAAAGTCTTTAGCTGTCAATGGTTCTGTTACATAATATATCTGATCATTTATTCTTTTAGTATAAAATTGTTCTATTTTAATTAAATCAGCATTATTTAACTTATCTGTAGGATGAGCACTAAATAACTTCTTCATATCCATATCTAATGGTTTAGTAAGTTCCCTAGCACCTATTACCCTATCACCCATCTCAAATTGAAAATTTAATACACAAAAGTCTTGTCCTGGATTATTTAAATGGGCCTGGTTAATTATTTGAGATACAACACTTGTCTTACCAGAACCCGGTCTACCCCCTATAATATATACACTACCCCATTCTAAACCATCCATTAATACATTATTTAATTTAGCCCATGGACTTCTTATTGATTTAATAAATCCTAACCTTCTTTTCTTAATGTAACTTAGGGTTTCATTTCTAATATCAGATATATGTCTCCATTTTTTAGCATTTTGTTCTATACTCATCATTAATATATTTTATACATATTTACATCTGCTTTTTCTTGTATATCTTCTCCTTCTTCAATTCTTTCATAATATTCTAGTATAGGGTAGGTGTTTATACCATTTCTTTGAACCATTATAAAATTAGAAGCTTTGTATATATATTTCTCATCCCTTTCTTCAGAAAAATATAATTGTGTACCTTTTAGTAAAATATCCCATGTAATTTGAGGATTTTCATAAAATAGTTTAGCAAACTTAACTTTTACTTCAGCAGGTGTAGACTTTTTATTTTTAGGAAATAAACTTCTATACTGTGTTATTTTTGTCAAATAATCAACCCCCATCAAATCTATTACATTCTTGCCTTGTGTTTTCTTAAATAATGTAGCTACACTATCTAACATAATCTCACTTTTTTCAGTAAGTTTTAAATCATTTGTTAAAAAACCTGCTGCTTTTAACATAGACATATCTAAATCTATATTATTTATTAGCACTGTTCTAATATTATTCTTAAAACAATGCAATATATAATGTTGATTTGGAGATAACTGATTTTTTAATAAAAAGTTATAATAATTAATTTCCATTTATATAGCTTTTTTTAATCATTTTCTTAACTTTTTCATTATTTGCAATAAATGCATCATCATAAGATATTAATTTATCATACATTTTTAATGCATTGTAAATATTTGTTCTATCAAATTTTAAATAAGCAGCAATTTCACCATGATTATATTCATTTAAGTTAGCATGATAACAAAATATAGCTCTTAAATCTATTAATTCTCTTCTTCTTAACCTTGCTGTAATAGATTTTACTTCAGGATAATCTCTAGTTAAACTTGTAGGAATAAGAGTATTAATCATACTTTCTAAATCTTCTAGCTTTAATTTAGTATAAGCTACTTTTTTACTAAATTTAATTGATGGAATGTCATTTGTTAGTTCTACAAATTTTTGTTTAAAATTGTTAATCAATTTAATTAATTGGCTTTCTTTTTCTTTTGTCATGTTGTTTTTATTTAAAGTAATTGTAATAATCATGTATATCTTCTTCTATGTCATCAGGTAATTCTTCACCTATAAAAATTTCATAAAATTCTATAGCTAAATATTTAGCCCTTCCTACAGTCATTTCATCTTTGAATATAATATCATAACGGGATGTAAAAAAATCAGATACTTCATTTTCAGATATTGGTACATCATGTCTTTTAAAAAATTCAATACAAGCCATTTTAGCTTCTATATTGCTAATCATTTCATTATCATTAACTTGTATATCTTCATTTTCCCATGGTTTTTCTGTAATTAAATAACCATATCTGTTAACATAATGATAACCAGGTATAATCCAAGTTTCTTCATTTTCACCATCAACAATAGTCCATATAAACTTTTTGCTTTCTTCATTGTTGGATAAATTTACTATATAAGCAAGTTCTTTTCCATGTGTTTCAAACATGCAACCATTATATGAAGCATCATCATCTATATGATTTTTTACTACATTATAATCATGTTCAAATTCTTCCCAATTTATTGTTTTAACTTCTTGCAACATATAATCCTTTTTCTTTTAAATATTGTACAATCATATCTATACATTCACCATCACTTAAATTATCCCCATCTTGATTAATAATATCAGATAGGTCTCTACCTATATCATCTAACATTTTTTCAATAACTACAGAAGCTGTATTATCAGCCATTAAATCTATTTGTTCTTTTTTAAATTCTTTGTTCATGTTATATTATTTTTTAAAAGTATAAAAATTCTTTTTTTTCTATATTTCTGTTAATAAAATTAGAAAATCTATAATCCCATTGGTCTTTTTTACGTTGAAACATTCTTTCATTCATACCATTTGGTGATTGTATTAGTTTACCAAAATACATATCTTGTATTGATGAAAAAATACCTACAGGTTGTTCATCTGATTTTACAGTATATATATAAAAATCAACAGGTATGTTATATTGAGAAAGATTATCTATTTCTTCTTCAGTTAAATTAGAACCATCTTCTTTAGTATAAAAAGATTCTGTTGCAAGATTATGTTTAATGTTTGCAACAAATTCACCTTTAGGATTAATTAAAGTGTATTCTTTTAACCAATTTTTATCATCTCTAATTAAATTTTTAAAAGTATATCCTAAACCAGGTACTAAATAAGAATAAAATTTAGTTTTTTTCTGAAAATTAACTAAACCATCATGTATTTGTACAGCATTCATACTTAACATGGTAGCATTTATTCTTTCATATTCTTCAATATTATCAACAATAAAATCTAAATCATTAACAGGTGCTTTAGAATATCTGTAAACAGTTTCACCTTGACCTGCAATAGCTAAACTACCAGTAAGTTTATAGTTATAATCTTTACTTGTAAATTTATTTATTATATTTTCAGCTAATTTATTTTTTAAAACAGCTTCTTCATAATTTAACCTTCTTATTTTATAAATATTAGGATCAATAAAATCTTGATTTTCATTTAATATATTAATTGCAATTACATTAGCAACATCTTTAATAATATTATTTTCTTTTTTTATTCTATGTTCCCAGTTTTCAATTAAACATTCTGCAATAAGCTTACCTATAGCTTCTATTTTAACTTGTTTTTCATTATTATAAATTGGAATATACTCATCATAAACAGATTTATATCCTGACCAATCTTTAATATTGTTTATTAAATCATTTATTAATGTATTTTCTTGACCCATTAACATTACAACTACGTGTGAAACTTCTTCTGATATTGTATCCAGTTTTTTGTTTGTAGAATAATATATAATTTTATTAAGAACATCTGTAACAGCTAAAGCATTAATTCCAAATCTTTCTTTAAAATTATCTATTTCTTTTACCTGAACACCATAAAGAGATACAAACTTTAAAAGTTTAGTATCTAATTTATTATCAGCTTCTTTTATTTCTTGAGATGTAATTTGATATTTCATTTTAAGTTTTCAGGTTTTTCTATTTCATCATCATATATTTCAATTAATTCTTGACATTCTGTACACCAATTTTGGTCACTATCATCATCAACCATATCTTGTATTTTAAATGTGTTAAGATTAACCCACATTTTTGATTCTACATCTTTAGAATTACATTGTTTACATCTGTATGCCATAATTTTATTTTTTAACTATATTTTTTAATTGATTTAATATTTCTTTT